AAAAAAACTGAATAACTATGAATACTCCCACCACGTTATTGGTCATCCGGTCTACAAAGTAAAAGATAACGGACAGTCTTTTCAGTATTTGATTGCGTACTGCCCACACGACGACAAGGCAGATGTTGTTAGAACCAAATCGGCAAATGGGTCACCGCTTTTTCGTTGGCGCTGTCGAACATGCACAAAGCTGTTTGCGGTTGTCAGCAGAGCAGACGTTGTGCGCACCTCGACACCGTGGTTTGAGTTGCCAGATGAAGAGAACAGCCATGGTGAATACTTCGAAGAAGTGCATAGGCATGTCACAGCTGCCAACGAACAAAACCGCGAAAAGTGGTTGCAAGATTCACAGCAAAAAAGAAACCTTGAATACCATGAGTACCTTCAATCTTCAGCATGGAGACTGAAGCGTGACGCTGTGATGAAGCGTGACAATCGCTTGTGCCAAGGTTGCTTGAAGAACCAAGCAACGCAGGTGCATCACCTGACGTATGACCGAATCTTCAACGAAATGCTTTTTGACCTTGTGTCGATTTGCCATGAATGCCACATCAACAAGGTTCACAAGAACAAGGTTGAGCGGTGATGCTCCGACCCTATCAACAACGCGCAATCGACATGGTCTTGGCATGGCTTGAGGCCAACCAGGGCAACCCGTGCCTCGTCATGCCGACAGGGTCCGGCAAGTCTCACGTTGTCGCGGCACTGTGCAAGCACATGATTCAGACGTGGCCTGAAACCCGCGTGCTCATGCTTACGCACGTCAAGGAGTTGATCGAACAGAACGTGGAGAAGATGCGCCAACACTGGCCAGCGGCGCCGCTTGGGATCTACTCAGCAGGCATCGGAAAAAAACAGCTTGGAGAGCCGATCACTTTCGCCGGTATTCAGTCGATCCAGAAACGAGCCGACGACGTTGGGCACGTCGACATCGTCCTCATTGATGAGTGCGACCTTGTCTCTCACAAGGACGAGGGAGGGTATCGAACTTTCCTTGCGGCGTTGCTTGCAATCAATCCGCAGATGCGCGTGATCGGTCTGACGGCGACGCCGTATCGCATGGGCCACGGATTGATCACGGAAGAACCCGCGTTGTTTCACGCGTTGATTGAGCCTGTCTCGATTGAAGAGTTGCTGCATCATGGCCATCTGTCACCTTTGAAAAGCAAGGCGACCAAATCCAAATACGACACGTCAGGCGTGAAGAAGCACGGAGGCGAGTTCATTGAATCCGAGTTGCAGAAAGCCGTCGACACCGACGAGCAGAACCAAAAGGTCGTTGCCGAAATCTTGGAGCACGCCGGAGACCGCAAGTCGTGGTTGGTGTTCTGCACTGGCGTCGATCACTCGTTGCACGTCGCCGATGCGTTGCGCCAACGTGGTGTGACTTGCGAGACCGTGACGGGTGAGACGCCGAAGAACGAGCGAGTCCGCATCTTGTCGGCATTCAAGGCAGGAACCCTGCAAGCCGTCACAAATGCCAACGTCCTTACAACCGGATTCGATCACCCGGCCACCGACCTGATCGCCATGTTGCGCCCGACGAAGTCGACGCGCTTGTTTATGCAGATGGCTGGACGCGGGATGCGGACGGCGCCAAACAAAGCCGACTGCCTTGTGCTCGACTTCGCCGGGGTCGTCGAGATGTTGGGCCCGGTCACCGACCCGCAGATTCCCGGCAAGGCAGGCGATGGTGTTGCGCCCATGAAGCCGTGCAAAGCGTGCGACATGCTCGCTCCCATCAGCGCCAATGTGTGCCCAGCTTGTGGCGAGCCATTCCCTGAAGCGAAGAAAGACCCGACGACGGAACCCATCGTGCTTGTCGACACCGACATCATGGGCCTGGACCGCGACGACCTACGAGACTTGGAAGTGGGCTCATGGCGTTGGCGTCTCGCCAAGTCGGCGAAGACCGGCAAAGAACAAATCGTTTTGACTTACTACGGCAAGGCGCTGTCTGACCGTTCCGTCTCGGAGTACCTGTGTGTGCTCCACGATGGCTATGCAGGCCAGAAAGCATGGCAGACCGTGGCGACCATCGCCCAACGGTGCGGACCGCTACCAGCGGGGCTCCTAGCGAGCGAGGATGTGCACGCGTTGGTGTCAGCAATGAACGAGGCGACACCGCCGACATGGATTCAACACGCGAGAGAAGGCAACTTCGACCGCATCACAAGGAGGCATTGGTGAAAAGAACCGAACACGTCGAACAACGCGAGTTTGTGCAATGGGTGCGGCAGATGACGCCCTATCTGATCTACGCAATTCCCAACGGTGGCAGTCGTGGACGGAGCCAGGGCGCAAACCTGAAAGCGGAGGGAGTGCTTGCAGGTATGCCCGACCTGCACATTCCCGAGCTTCGCCTGTGGATCGAAATGAAAGCATCAGGCGGCGTGGTGTCGCCGGTGCAACGCGCCATCCATGAGCGCTTGCGAGCGTTCGACGCCGTCGTTGTTTGTTTCTCCACACAAGAGGCCATCGACGTCGTGACCATGGTTATGCAGACGCACGGGATGATCCCGACAAGACAGCCAATCAGGAAGGTGAAGCCATGAGCAAACGGTATTGGTGTCCGACGTGTGGCGAGATGGAGTCGTTCGTGTTCTTGGGCATCGCCAACGCAATCCAACACCGCGACGGTTGCATTTTGCGAGAAATCCCCGTCGTCGAGCCCCTCGCCGTGCCAGAGGTGACGACGTGGGGTGAGTCGGGGGGAGTGGATGCGGTGTGTCTGAGTGTGTATTTCGACGACACGATCTACCTCCGTGGTCGGTTGTTTGCGCCTGGTGACCGCAACATCGTCGACGCCATCAACTACGTTGCAGGGGTGAAGAGATGATCGAAATCAAACACGGCGACTGCATCGACGTCCTACGCACCCTCGCCGACAACAGCGTTGACAGCATCGTCACCGACCCGCCCTATGGTCTGTCATTCATGCGAAAGAAGTGGGACTACGACGTCCCCGCCGTCGAGGTGTGGGCCGAGTGCTTGCGCGTATTGAAGCCAGGCGGTCACCTACTGGCGTTTGCCGGGACAAGGACGCAACACCGGATGGCCGTCCGCATTGAGGACGCGGGGTTTGATATTCGTGACATGATTGCTTGGATCTACGGGTCGGGGTTCCCGAAGTCGCTTGACGTGTCGAAGGCAATCGACAAGGCGGCGGGGGCAACGAGGGAGGTGGTGGGGCCGTCGCGCGCGAACATCCGCGAGGATCTGAAGTACGGCGGCAACGACCCATCACACAACCACGGTCGGCTGGGCGCCGTCACGCATCCACCGGAGACCGCCCCCGCCACCCCCGCCGCCATCCAATGGCAGGGCTGGGGAACCGCGCTCAAGCCCGCGCTGGAGCCGATCACCGTCGCCCGCAAGCCACTTTGTGGGACCGTCGCCGCCAACGTGCTGGCGTGGGGCACGGGCGCGATCAATGTGGATGGGTGCAGAGTGGGGACGTTTGGCGGCGGCACCCTATGCGACAACCGAGACGAGAATGGCAAATGCCAAGGACACGGCAACGCCGGACGGTCGACTAGTGGCGAGACGTTCCACGGGCCAGATACGCAAGGAGGCCGCTTCCCCGCCAACCTGATCCACGACGGCAGTGACGAGGTGGTGGGGCTGTTTCCGGAGACGACGAGCGGGAGCGGAATAAAAGCCCCGCAGGGAAAAACGCACGGATTCGCAGATGGACGAGAATCCGCCAGAAAAGATGGCGGAAAAGAATACAACGGCGACTCCGGCTCCGCCGCCCGCTTCTTCTATTGCGCCAAGGCAAGCGCCGAAGACCGCGACGACGGATGCCACGCCTTGCCCGCCAAGTCCGCAGGGCAGGTGACTGGAGGCCGTGCAGAGGGTAGCGCGGGGCTCGACAGTCCCCGATCCGGTGCAGGTCGTCGACGTGACGAGACACGCAACAGCCATCCGACAATCAAGCCGACCGATCTCATGCGCTACCTGTGTCGCCTTGTCACGCCACCGGGCGGGTTGGTCCTTGACCCGTTTGTCGGGTCCGGCTCGACAGGACGCGGCGCCGTTCTCGAGGGGTTTGCGTTCGTCGGCATCGAACGCGAGGCCGAATACGTGGAGATTGCCAGGGCACGGATCAACGCAGCGATCAGGCAGAGGCACAAAGACACCGCTCAGGGATCACTCTTCTAGGGGTGATCCAGCATCCCAAAGCCCCAGAAAATAAATCTAGACACAGTGCTTGACATTATTTGTGCGCTGCGTAGAATGGACTCACGGCGCCAAACACGGAGCCGTAACAGGGAGACAGAC